GGGCAGGTCAAGGAATTACAGGGCCAGGTGGTCGAGGTCAAGGAGACCCGGGCAGTCGAGGAGGCCCAGACACTGAGCGAGATTTTCCAGCGCGCCATCGGCAACCCGGCTGCGCGCGTGGATGGGCGCACCACGGCCGCCAAGGACCGCCCGGCCGAGACCCAACCCGTCAGGCCGACCATCGTCAACTCTGGCAACCCGCTGGCCGACCAGATCATCAACAGTGTCGTAAGCGGCGACTTCCTGGCGGCCCTGCGCGGGCCACAGCTCGCGGGCGAGCAATAAATCTGCCGAGATCGCCCGCGAGATCGGCAAAGCCCCATCTGGCGGGGCAAAGGAGACGGTAAAATGGATCAAGAGCTGCAACTGTTGCTCAAAACCGTCGCCGACACACAGGCTCGGCAGACGGACATCATGGCGGCGCTGGCTGCCAAAAATGGGATACACACCAAAGCCCCGGCCACCGTCCAGACGGCCGGCTGGCTGCATGGTAGCCTGGGCATCTTCGCCACGCCCGGCCTGGAGCGCGAGGTCATCAGTACCCACGTGCGGCCTTATGGCCTGGGCGCCATCCTGCCCAAGTTCCCCAGCGTGTTCGAGGATCCACGCTATGGGGCGCTGACCGGCGTCTCAGACGACATCGGCAGCGAGCCGGCCAACCCCTGCGACGACGCGCCTACCGGCTACATCAAAGCCTGCAACCTGCAGGCCCAATTTGGCCGCGTGGCGCGTGATACCGAGACCATCGAAATGGACAAGCTCATGCTGCGCCAGCGCAGGTCGGACTTCACCGACCTGCGCCTGATCGGGCAGATGCTGGGCAACACCGGTTTCGCCGTGGATGGCCTCAACCAGGAGCAGATGCTCAACCTGGTCACGCTCAAGGAGATGATCTCGGTTGGCGTGCGCATGGAGCGCAAGCTGGCGCATCACCTGTGGGCCGGTAGCCCGGCCAACAACAACCTGGGCGGTGGCTATAAGGAATTCCCCGGCCTGGCCTTGCAGGTCAATACCGGTCAGATGGACGCCGACACCAACACCGCCTGTCCCTCACTCGATTCGGACGTGAAGGATTTCAACTACAACGACGTGTGCGGCACCACGCTGGACATCGTGGAGTATATGAGCGCGCTGGAGTACTACATCTACGAGCTGGCCGACGATACCGGCATGCTGCCCACTGAGTGGGTGTGGGTCATGCGACCGCAACTGTGGTACGAACTGACCGCTTGCTGGCCGTGCAAGTACAACACCAACCGCTGCACTAGCTCCTTCATCCGTGACGGCAACACGGTGGTATCAGTAGATGGGCGTGAGAATATCACCGACCGCGACCACATGCGCGACTCGCTCACCATCGACGTGAATGGGCGTACCTACCGGGTCATGCTGGACAACAAGCTGCCCGAGCTGACGTCCACCGATACGGCCAACCTGACGCCGGGGCAGTACGCCAGCACCATCTACTTTCTGCCGCTCACGATAACCGGCAACTTCCCGGTGCTGTACATGGAGCACCTGGATTACCGGCAGGCGGCGTCGGACGTGGCGTTGCTCAGGGGCCGCGAGGACTTCTGGACCGACGGCGGCATGTGGAGCTGGGCTATCGAGAACCTGAACTGGTGCTTCAAGCTCAAGCTGAAGAGCGAGCAGCGCGTGGTGCTGCGGACGCCGCAGTTGGCGGGGCGCATCGATCACGTGCGGTACACGCCGCTTCAGCACTTGAGGGATCCGCAGCCTGACTCGCCTTACTGGGTTGACGGTGGCGTGAGCATTCGTTATCCCTCTACAGACTATAGTGTATGGTTATAGGTGTTGTTTGCCGATGGCTTCGCAAGCCGCGTGCCGTGCGCGGCCGGACCCAGGAGCGGGCGCAATGCCCGCTCCTGGGTTTATATCCATTGCTCAGCTTTCTCTCGCTTGCGGGGCATCCAGACAGTTGCGTCCTCATATAGCCAATTGATTATTGCCTTGGCTTGCCTGATGCCACAATAGTTAATTGAGCAAATACCCTTACCATTCATAATACCCAGGTCAGGGTTAGTTCCCAGATTTTCGTAAAATGTTGCCCTGATCCATTCGAGCAAGTCATGCTGTCCAGTAAATGTGACTGAAGGATTATAAGCACCTCGTATGCAACCATCCCCATCCAGATAGCCGCGTATGAAGTGGCGTTCCAAACCCGGTGGAAGCGTTTGTAACATACCGGCCAGGTTGGTCCTGTCTTTCACGATGCCCTTGCTAGATAGGGATTGGGCCAGGTGGGGATGTGTTATCATGATGATTGCTTTTTTGCTTTTAATGCCAAATCCCATTTGTTCTGTCTCATATATCCTGTGGTCAGATTGCATAAAATCTTTGAACCGTCTTATATGGTCAATATCACGTAAGCTGATGTGTATGACTGTCACTTTTCCCCGATAAGTTAGGCCATCGGCATACAAAAAACCTAACCAATAAGCCGCTTGTTCATTGTCGATAGCATCAAAGGCGTGGGGATTAAATTGATATTTGTAGGCGCGGGTGGTTTTTCTGGTTTTCGCATCATTGCGCCTATTCAATGCATCCAAAACAATACCCGCCGTCACGCCAAACTTTTCTCCTGCCTGTCTGGCACTCATTCCCTCCTGATACAACTTAATAGCCTCGTCCTCCTGTTCACTGGTCAACTGCTTTCCGCCCCGCAGCTTATATCCTTGTCGCTTGAGGGCTGCCGACAGGCCACGTCCGCTCTTACCAAATCCATAGGCAATAGAAATCTGATTGAGGCTAAAGCCGCCTACGCTATAAATCTTATAGACTTGCTCGACTTCACTTGGAGTCAGTAACCAATTGCCAAACTGTTTCATCCCGGTGATGACATCCTGGCGAGTAGGTTCTACCGTGCCCCGCCGCCGTTTGATACCCTGTCGGTTAAGAGCATTCGTTACACTGCCCTTATCTACCCCATACCGTTTGGCAATCTTGATAGTAGATAGGCCCTCGTCAACGTACAGCCGGGCGACTTCCTTATCCTGTTCTGGCGTGAAAACGCGCTTAACCATGTTTCCCTCACGGACGCAAAAGCCCGCAGTGGTCGAACTGCCCCTTGAGCGGGAAACTCGTAGGGTGTGATGACCACTGCGGACCTTTGCCCACAACGGGTGTTGTGGAATAAAAACACCCTCAGAGTTTTCCCGCTCACCCCTACTATATCACACTTCCCTGGCTCTGTCAATTTTAAGCTTCTCGGCTTGCACAGTTGCACAATCTATGTTATAATACTCTCAATAATAAACAACCGTCACACTGGCGGGCAGCCACGCAACCGTGGCCTGTCCGCCTTTTTCTAGGAAAATCTTTTTGTGCCAAGATTGAGTGTCCCTTTGACCGACGAACAGCATAGGGCCATCCGCATGAAAGCCGCCGGCCTGGGCGTGCCGCAGGCCGAAGTCGCACGGCGCTTCCTGTTGGCGTGGACGTTGGGGCTGTTGGATATGCCGGTATATAGAGAGATGACAGAACTTGATCAGACCATAGAGCAAATCAATGAGGAACGAAGCGAATTGCTTAAGAGGGAGATGGGGACGCCAAGATGACTACCTCTTGGATTGAAGATGAAGAAAAACGAGAGCCGCTAAAAGTCGTGACAGGCGACGGTGCATACTGTGACTTGCACGGTGGAAAGGTAGACAAGGCCATCCGACTCACCTTCGACTTTACAGATGAGTATGATTACGTGCAGGGGCGCGTATGTGAGGAATGTTTAAGTAAGGCGCTGGCTATGCTGGGGGAATTGGAATTGCCGGGAACTTATCGCGGGCGACCTGATGGCGGCATGAGAATGCGTTCAGATGGTGATGATAGGGAATGGTTATGACCGCCTTCTGGACTGACAAGCGGGTCGTGGTTACGGGGGGCGCCGGCTTCCTGGGCTCCCATCTGGTCCACTTGCTCGAAGCCGCCGGCGCCCGTGTCTTCGTCCCGCGCTCGGTCGAATACGACCTGCGCAGCCAGGCCGACGTAATCCAGATGTACGAAGATGCTGATAAGCGCGGGGCGATAGACATCCTCTTCCACCTGGCGGCCAGGGTAGGCGGCATCGGAGCCAACCAGAGATATCCGGCTGATTTCTACTATGACAACACGCTCATGAATACGCTCATATGCGAATATGCCCATCGCTTCGGGGTGGGCAAGTTAGTGGCGGTGGGCTCAGTATGCGCCTACCCCAAAATTTGCCCCTACCCATTCCAGGAGCACCACTTATTCGAGGGCTTCCCCGAAGAGACCAATGCCGCGTATGGCATCAGCAAGCGCGCGCTATTGGTGCATTTGCAAGCCTTGCGCCGGCAATATGATTTCAACGGCATCTATCTGATCCCGACTAACCTGTATGGCCCGGGCGACTCGTTCGACCCGGATACCTCGCACGTCATCCCGGCCCTGATCCGCAAGATCGTCAAGGCGGCTGAATTTGGCCTGGAC